AAAAATATTTGACCACCTGAAGGAAATCTCCAAACAGATTTTTGCTCTTGCCATTTTGCACCTAATTTAGGATATATGTTTTGTGCATAATCTATAAGCTGTCTAAGCTCTCTGGTTGTTCTACGAAACACAACAGCTTTTGCATCTGGGTACATCATTTGCCTGCAAGCATCAATAAGCAATACTGAAGATTTACCACTTCCTGCACCCCCAAGGTAAGCTACTTCAAATATTGCTCCAGCCTTTAAAAACTCTAATTGTTTTTTTGTCGGCTTCCAAATTGTGTTAGTTGATTCTGATATCTTCGATACTTGGCTCATCTGTTGTTAACTCTGGTACTTCGATAATGTTAATTACCTTCTGTGTCTGGTCAATCTCTTGCTTAACTACATAGCCTTTATGTTTAGCTTGTGTTTCCAAGTAA